CTGTTCTTTTCTCTTTCATGCTATCCATGTATTCAACCATCGTAAATGAGGTTGGTGGGAATGGTGAATGAGATAAGGGTAATACTGCTGTGCTAGGTTCGCCTTGAACTCTAACAATGCCTCCTGGTCTGGAAGTCAACATATCGTCTAAATTAACTCGGTCAGATACTGCGTAACGACCATTGTTAGCCAAATACATATTGTCTAATTGACCTCTAATCAATGTAGATTTAATAAGCTGAATGTCTCTAGTAAGGTCAGTATAAGAACGGCCGATATGTCTATGAGGCATCATCATTGGTGTGACGCAAGCAAAAGGCACATGGTCGCAGCTTTCTTCTTGGTAAATGATTTGATTGCCAATAATCACATAGCGTTTGCGTTCACCATCAACCATGAAATAAGTATCACGAACTAATATCTTGCCATCGGTAACAGCTCTGTCGTATTGTTCTTGGTAAATATCACGAGCATTAGATTCTAATTCAAACTCGTCATTATCAGCGTCCATGATTTCTTCGACTTCTGATAAATCTAAATCAAACTGTTCCGCAACTTCAGATGGGTCCATTAGCTCTCTATGCTGAACAAATCTTGCTGTGTTTAAGTTTGTTCCGGAGCAATCAACAGATACCATAATATTTTCTGGCGAAACATTTTTAATTTTAATTTCACCATTAGTGCTGGTTACTTTGATTTTGACATCATGTAACATTGGTTGCATAAATGCTTGAGTGCTTTCTTGCTCAATAGACATCGCACCGTCCATCATTTCAACATCTGGTTGTGTTGATATTTCTGGTGTTAATGCTATTGGCTCAACAGATGGGTCAGGATAAGCAGTATGTTCAAGCAGCTCAATATTGTCATCAACGACAAACATATCAAGCTGGGCATCAGTTAATCCCCTATATTCTTCTTCTTCTGTTTCGTTTTCTTCTTCGTAAAATACTTTGACATATCCGTTTTTAGATAACAATGCATCTTTGAACCAAACATAAAAAACTTCAAACCCATTATTTTTTTCCATAACAATGTGGTTAATATAATCAGTTTCTTGTTCTGATGCTTGAACATCTTCAGGGTTTTTAGGTTCAAATCTAACGACTTCATCACCGGAAACAAATACTTTGAGTAATTGAGGTAATGCAGATTCAATCGTGTCTTGAACATCGTATGATACGACTTGTGAGCGTCCTTCTACTTCATTACCGAAAGGTTCGCCAAGATAATATTGTATCGCTTCTGCTCTTTCAGCAGACAGTTGTGAGTCATTAATACCATATGCGATATTTTCCTCATTAACTATTTGATGCAATATTTCTTCATCTGTCATTGAATTTTGTTGTGCCATTAAACAATTCCTAAATTAGAATAATGTATCTCTTGGTCTTTCCAATTTTCATTGGACATTTTTTCAACAGATACATTCATATACCTAAAAGCATCAGCACCATGAGAGTATTCGTCATGGACTGGTGATGTCGGTTCGTTAGTAGTTGAACTAATATTTCTTCTATAATGTTTTAAACAGTCTATTAACCTGTTTGTTGAGTGGTCAAAATAAATCCTATGAAAGTTCATTCTAGAAACTTTAATGCCTGATTCAACATCAAGTTTCGGAACGATTCTAACATCCCAACCACTTCTTCTCATAATATCTTCAGCAGATATGCCATGTTTAAAATCTTTGGACTGACCATCATGCGGTAAATACATTTGTCCCCAATTATAAGGGAAGTTGCGCAGTTCAGCAGAGTAGCTATCTAATGTCCTATGGTTATCTTCAATGTATTTAATAACACGAATATCAGACACACCTTTTTGGCATAAGATAATTGCCATACTATCATTCCAGCCTAAATCCATAACGATATGGACTTTCAATTCTGGGTCATACGGCACATTACATACTCTATTTTCTTCTTGAGCATTTCTTATTTCATTAGCGTAGATAGCACCATCAACAGCTGATTTACATTCCCCGAGCCATATATTCTCATAATCAGGACTGTTTGCTTCTGAATGCTGTCTTTCTTTTTCTAAAACATCAGGAAACCAAGGATTATCAGTATAATTAATTTTAACAACTTTAGAATCACTCGGTGGACTTATCACAAAACGCTGGTAAGTATCGTCAGTGTCCAAGTCAGGGTTGAAAGAGACCCATATCTCTGAGTCCGGTTTCCTAATAGTAGGTATGAGGATATCCCATGATTTTTTTGATATCGTTTGTGCTTCTTCGCACCACACAATATCAACACCCTCAAATGATTTAATACTTTCTACTGTGTTATTGGCGAGGCCTGTGAAGTTTATTTGACTTCCATTTATGCCTCTTATTTCATTTTCAAGCACTTCATAAAATGCACCATATCCTAAAGACTGTATCTGGTCTTGTAATAATTGGTGAACTGATTGCCTGATTGACCTTTGTATTTCTCTAGCACAAAGTATGCGTAACTTTTGATAAGCAGCTTTTATAACTAATGCTCTAGCAAATGACCATGACTTACCGGAGCCTCTACCACCATAAGCTACTTTATACCTTTTCGGCTGAAATAAAAAATTAAGCTTCTTCGGGAACTGTTTGTATGGGTTCGACAAATTCAATTCCTACACTCACAGGGATCGATGATCCATCAATACCTGATATTTCGTGTTGTGTAACTTCTTTCCATCTGGCTCTGGTTTTTAACCAAAACATCATAGCTGTTGTGTTTCCACTTTTTGCTTGTTGAAATAAACTTTGAGCAACAGTAGCATTAGCATCAATGCGGCCTGTATCAAGTTCTTTTTTATAATGTTTAACTAATGTGTCAGATGATATCTCTAATTTAGATGCTATATCTTCAAAGGTAACGCCGACTGCTGATAATGTTTGAACGAGCTTTCGTTGTTCTGGTGTGGGTTTATGCTCTAATCCTTGCATATATACCCCTTTATAACTCCGAAAGTTGCATAATTTTTAATCAATTTCATGTTTGTAACTCCATAATGGGTCATTACGATAGTGGTTTTATTAATTTATTATAATAATCATACCATTCTTTTGCATAATCGCAATCTTTATAATCAGAAAAACAAGGTGTTCCCAATGTAAAATGTGCAATTTTTGCATTGTTATTGTATTTATATTCTGAAACAAGCCAATTCCATTCTTTTGGCATATCATGTATTTCTACATCATCAAGCCATTCAAATCTATGTAAATGTTTTCCGCTTGTTTTTTTTATGTAGTCAGGAGTTAATACTTTATGTGCCGGATGTGAACAATTCCAAAAGATAACGCTTGACCAGTTTTTCCTAGGATAATTTTCGTTTGTATGTCCTAAATATTTAACAGGGTATTTAGTTTTATAATCATGTTTCACGACAGAAACAGCTGCGAGTAAATCAATATCTTCTAACATATCAGATATATCTGCTCGGCATAACATATCGCCATCTACATATAATGCATAACCTTGAAAATTACATAAATAAGGTATTAAAAAACGAGAGTAAATAAAGCAATTACTGCCATCTCGTTTAAATTCAAAATATTTTAAATCAAATTTATTTTTGATATTGTTTGGTTCTAAAGGTATAAAAGATACCGGAACAGAACTGTTTCGTATCACGCTTTCACAAAACACATGATATGCAACTGGTTCTATTTCTTTATCATACCCTACGAATATTTTCAGCATTTAATTGATCCATGATTTGTTTTCTTTCTTCATCATTCATTTTAGACCAATTAGTAATTTGTTCAAGTGTTCTTTTACAAACTTCGCATACATATTCATCATCGCCGAAATCTAAAAATCTACATTGTCCTATGCATGGCGAGTCCATCTAACATTTCCATCTACGCATAGATGCTCTTGCTCTTTTTGCTGGCCCCTTTGCTTTTTTAACAACACCACCCATTCTTGCACAAAATGATTTTTTACGGCCTGCTTCTGATTTTGTTTTAGGGTTAGGTGCTGGTGCTTTTAAATTGCTTCCTGTTGCACGATTGTATTTTGCACGACCTTTAGCTGTGAGGCCTGCGCCTTGTTTGACAGATAATTTTTCGCCCTTTTTAACAGATAAACTGACATTCTTTGCCATTATCGCATCATGCTCGTATTAGGGTTTTGAAAGTATTTAGCCATTTGATAAATAAGACCCGGCATAGATGGTGTACCTGCAACAAATCTTGGGTACATTGTTTGTTGTTGTGTAGGATTGACGCTAGTTGTTGATAATACATAGTCATCAAATGTGCCTTGATAGCCATTGGCTTGTGCCATAGCATAATCTTGCATTAGTTGTTGTTGTGATTGTTTTGCTAAATCTGAAGCCTGACTAACAGCACTAGATGTTTGCATACCACCATTGTTTAATAATTCTAATAAACCCATTATTTTTCCTTTTCAACCTCTACGTCAGATTGGTCAGCATATGCACTAATTTGTACTCTGAGAAAACCTAAATTAAATAATAAATGGTTGATTTCTTTACCATCGACTTCTGATTCTGTAGCTTCAATGCCAAGATTGAAACCCCAGTATGGATAAACTGTAATCATGTTTTTTTCCTTGCTGCTCTCATGTTGTCGACTAAATTTGGGTACGGCCTACCAGCTGTTTTAGCCATGCGTTTTGCACTTGCTTTCTTTTTTGCTGATAATTTTTTTGGTTTGCCCAATTTTTTAGGTCTTTCTTTATCCCAGACTGGTTTAGGATTTGCCATATTATTTTGCTTTTGGTTTTGTATGTGTTAAATATTTGCTAGATGCTGTATGTGATGCACCTGACATTAATTTTCCATTATGTTTGTGCGTTTTACCTTTGAACAATTTTCCGTTCGGCAAATAATGTGGGGCACCTTTTGCCATTAGTATTTCTTCATTGGTTTTTTGTTAGATTTTTTACCATGTTTTTTGTTGCCACAAGCCATATCAAATCCTTTTTATAAATGTTCCGGACATAAAAAAAGCCCAATCAAATGAGCATATTTTGGACGCACCTCTCCCCACCCATAATTATACTAAAAAACACATTAAAATGCAAATCTTTTTTGTGCTTTTGAAAGGATTTTTTCTAATGCTAATTGTAGTTTCATTTCGTAATATAAAGGTTTATTTCCGTTTAAATATCTTGCATATATGGCATTTCTTAAGTCTTGTTCTAATCCGTCTATTATTGCATTAACAACTTCTACTAAATACAAGTCCATTTCATGCGCCATAATTTCAAACGCATCAAAACTTGATTCACCACCGCTAATAATGACAGACGATTTTTTAGGGTAGCCAAGACCATGCTCATCATGTCGCATCCATTTACTCCAATCCTCCAGAACCAGAAGTAAATCATCAAGTTGCATTACAAATACATAATATCCATATAACTGTTATTGTATTTAATTACAGAATCGTTTGGGTATGAAATGTTTTTGCTTTGATCAACAGTTCTTTTAATTTTTTTCTTTATTTTAAAATTTTTTAATATCGCATCTTTATCATATAATAAATTGGCTAAAGCACACGAACCAATTTTTCTAAAATAAGTCGTGCGATTTTGTTTTTTACCAATTAATAATCCTTCGGCACTTAAATGTCTTACTATATTTCCAACAGAAACATACTGCATATTAATTTCTTCACAAATTTCAGTAATTGATTTTTTACTATTATCAAATTTAGACAAAATTAATTCTCTTAATTCGTCTCTATATATTTTTTTACCATCATTAAATGTATAGTAATATTTTTCTTGTTTCATTCATCCTCCATAAATTTTTGTAATCCATTAATTGAATAAAAAACTAAACTGTTTCTGTACCCATTTTCTGTAATTGGCACAATAGGAGTTACACCATGCATATTGCGCCATGCTGGATAAACTAATAATGAACCATCTTTGTTATCAACAACAGCATCATAGTCAGGAATATGTAATTTACCGCCTCTAGCATTTTCTTTTTTGCTAAAAATCAAATTAACACAACCTTTTAAATTACCTCTATCTTGGTGGTATGGTGCTGCTATATTAAAATTAGATATAGAACTGCTAAATAAATTAGATAATTGATATTTGTTAGGAACATTTTCTTGCATTAATTTTAACTGTTTTTCATATTGCTCAGGCATATATTCTTTTAATAATTTTTCACCCTCTGCACAAGCTAACAACATAGCTTTAATGAAAGTTTTGGCTGAAGCAACTGAATGCACTTGTGAAGTCCGGCCGTAATCTCTACGCATATGTGCTCTCGGCATACATGCTCCAAGACTGGTGCTGTATTGTTGAACATGATTGATGCCTCTAGATAAATTCATTTTTCTTGTTCCTCTATCCATCTTTACTTTTGGCACTCTTGGCGAATTTAATTCATTGTTTGCAACATCAACCAGCATAGTTAATTTTTTGGGTGTTTGCCTCAAATAAAAACCTATTGGCTCACCATTTTCAATAAACAAAGTATCTTCGGTAATTGTAGATTCCATCTCGCCACATATATCACCCATTTTAATGCTATGTTCTTTTTTCTTTAATTCTAACTCAATCATTTAATGTTTTTTTCCACTCAATTATTTGTTTAGGATTATTAAATCTTATTTGCAGTTCAGCTTTAGGGTGGCAACCTTTTTTTTCTTTATATCTAAAAAGATTCGGATATTTTTTCATTAAATATTCGCAATCAATAATTTTTCTAGGAACTCTTTTTTCGTATGTGCCGATACCTCCTTCTTCATAATGACCAGCAATAGGTTTTATCCATGAATTTATTAAAACTGCATTATTTTTTTTAAGCTGTTCTGCACAATATCCAAAATCTTCCATAGCTTCTAAATTAATGTCGTATCTTAATCCTTGATATTTAATTGCGACAGCTTTAGATATAACATAACCAACAGTTTTATATTTTTTTGAATTGAAAAAAAAGTTATCAACAGTAGCAAAACCTAAATATTCAATATGCAAATTTTCACATAATTTTATATCCTGCTCTATTAAATTAATTAATTCACTCGCAGTAATTTCTTGGTTAAAATCTTTTTGTGTAATATCACTGTCAGTCACATCAAGTTTTTTATATTTATCATAATATTTATCAACGACTTTTTTAAAACCTCTGATATTGTCGTCTAAAGAAATATACCATTCGCCTAATTTTGCTATATTATCTACCATCCAGTTTCTTTGATTTGTTATGCCAAAAGGTGCATTGGTTACAATGATATTTTTTTCATCAACAAGACCGGCATCTAAATATTCTTTTTTACAATTATCAGAGTGCAATAAAACTGTATAAGGCACATTTGACGCATCTAAATATTTTGTTGTTTTGATGGTGTTTGCTCTATTGTATGATGGTATGTAAATAGGAATCATAATTTATTTTTTTCATCTTTTAAATATTGCATAACCATTTGCCCAAGGTATGCCCCCTGCTGTTTCCAAAATTTAAACAACTCATAGGCCTCTTGATAATCTTGTTCTTCAAAAACTATTTCAATAGCTCTGCGAGTCTCTCTTTCTAACGAGTCTAATTTTTCTTCAATTTCATCTTCATTATCTAAAACTGAATAATCAATATTTTTAATTTCAATTTCTGATAAATCAAAACCTAATATGCTGACGTCAAAATCAAGTTCTTTTAATGCGTCTAATTCCATCATGAGCAACTCTTTGTCCCATTCAGCATTTTGTGCAATTTTATTATCAGCAATCACATATGCTCTTATTTGTTCTTCTGATAAATTTGATACATCTATTGCAGGAATTTCTGTCAATCCTAACTCTTTTGCTGCTCTAGTTCTTCCATGCCCTGCAACGATATTGTTTCCATTAATCAATACAGGATTAATAAATCCGAAATGTAATATTGATTTTTTAATTTGATTAATTTGATAATCGCTGTGAACACGACTATTTTTATCATAAGGAATTAATTCTTCAGGCTGTTTATATACTATTTGCATGACCCTCTCCTAAAAGTTCTGTCACATATTCTAATAATTCTTCTTCAGTTCCGTATCTTTCTTCAAATGCTTTCTGGCCTGCATGTAGTGCTATGCCATATCCGCCATGTTGATGGTGTAAAGGGCATAAAGGAATGGCTTGTGACCAATGACATTTCATTCCCATACCTGCATGACATCTAACATGATGTATAGTAGGTTGGGTATAACCTAATCCTTCTCTTAAACAAACGCAACATCCCATTTGTGATAATTTAGCGTAATGTTCTTTTTCTTCTTTTTTTGCCACCAGTCATTTTCTCATTATATTGTATGACTTCCATCAATTCTTTCAATGATACTCCGTTGACATAATTTCGCCAACCTTTTGTTTGAAAAATTTTACCTGAATTTAAACGCACACGATAAGGTAATTTTTTTCCTTGATTAAATTCTTTGCATATATGTATGTAAAATTCTTTCAGCGTCAAGCAGCCCAACCCTGTTGGCTTGCCCATATTTCAATTTTATCCATATAATCTGCAAACTCTTTAACATTTAATGAGGCCGTGCTTTTTAAAATAGGTATGACCTCATCATTAATAACTATTTCACTTCTTAAAAATTGATATTTACATAAAGCATGCACTTCTTTTTGAGTGTAACCAAAATAATCCCCTATGCTTGGATATAAAAATCCCCATAACCTATCATTTTGTTCGTTACTTCTTTTTTCGCTTTCTTCGTATAACACTACTTTCCAGCGTTTTTTAAAATCTAAATTATTTATTTTTTCTATTAGGAACTTTTTGTTTTGTTCCGTTAGATGCCATGGTTTCATTTTTTTCCTTCGTTAATTTGATATCCCATTTAATGTCGTCATAATTATTTTCAAATTTTTTAGTGTTTTCATTTCTTCTACTAGAACCTTTACCCATTAGTCGCTCTGCAATTTAATAAAACGGTTGGCTCTATAAATAATATATTCTTCTCTTAAATCTTTTGGCAAATAAATGTAATCTCTATGTTGGCAGCCGCTATCAAATTGCGTGTAATAATGTCTTGCATATTTTTCAGCATCATCGCAATTCTCAAATGTTCCAACATAATGTGGGTCATGTGCTTGCAAATAAATTACTAAAATATAATCTATCATAATTAGCCCTCATGAACTGTTTTTAACATTCTTCGCATTTTTTTTGCATCTTCGCCAAATAAATATTGGTCTGTACCATTGACTTCAATTACAGTAAAATCAACAGGACATTTATCGAGCCAATCATAAAAGGCATGTATTTTTTTAACTTTTTGTTTAATATCAAAATCAATCATATCATTCCTCCTGAATTTTAAGTGCTTTTTTTGCTAGACTAATACCTAATGCATTTTTATAATTAGGGTCAGATAAAATATCTTTCGCCCACTGTTTAGGATGTCGTTTTTTCATGTTTTTTAATTGCTCGAGCACTATTCTAACTTTCCTTTTATTTTTTTCTCTTTGCTCGGCAGTTATACCTTTGTATGCTACCTGTTTATAACTTGGTGCCGACTGTAATAAATCAATGATTGAGGCCGGATTAGGCATAATTTGATATTTATCGGTATATAAATTAAAAGCATTGCCTACTTTGTCAATATCAAATCTTTCTAATTTACTCCACCATACTCTTAGTGAATCTTTAGTTAAATTTGGTTTGCCATATAAACTTGCAACTGTATTCATTATTCTTTCAAACTCATGTTTTTGAGACTCTAACATTACCAATCTGTCCTTTCAGGCTCGTCTAGCCATCTTTCTTGATTAATCCATGTGGCTGGCAAAGGTATATACCCTGCCAATGTTTTTTTAGAATGTTTTTGCCATTCTAATGCTTTTAAACAGGCATCTAATGGTGGCTTTTTCTTTTTCCATGCTTTTAAAGCTGCTCCTTTGCCTGTCTTATTATTCAAATAGTTTTTCCAAAAAATATCAAACTCTTGTTCTATATTACTTTGGTTTATGGTTATTGGTTTATGGTTATTGGTTTGCAAAGCGATAGGTATGCGTTCGCTATGCGTCGGCATAGATTCTTTACTCCACCTAGCTTTTGCTGCTTTTGATGCTGAATCTATTTTTTTTTGGTAATCTTGTATTGTAGTATCACAGCGTTTATGAACATAACCATCTTCAGTTTTATCAAAGAAATCCTGCAAGACATTGGTAACCGCATCTTTTTCCTCCTTGGTTTTAACAGATAAAAACCTACATAATTTATCAATATCTGAAGTTAATGGAACTTCGTTTAAATAATATTGGTCTAACATTTGACGATACACTCCATGCTCTAACAAAGTTAGATGAGAGGTATCTCTACGGTAATCACCAATATTATGCGTATAATAATGCAACATAATCCTCCTCACAAATAAAATAATGATGCCTTGTTTTTCAAAAAAAGAAAAGCATTAATTTATTTCCATGTATTTTTTTATTTTATCTCTAGCATCTTCATAGCCATAACCCACTATGGTTTCATATCCCATGTTTTTAGCTATTTTAATAAATTCTTTTTGATTAGCACTTAATTTGCCCTTTAAAGTTTTCATTTCAATAAAACAGCCATGATATGTTCCACGTGGAACCATAAGAAATAAATCTGATACTCCGGCAATAACTCCCTCGGCTTTTAAAGTCATAGCCACTTTAATATGCCGTAGGCCTCCATTCGGTATAGCGAATAAAGCCATACGCAAAAGAGGAAACCTAATGCGAAACCATGTCACTAAAGCTACTTGCTCTTGATGTTCTGTTGATTTATTTTGCAAATCAAACTACTCCAGCTCATTAAAAAATAAAATCATAATATTATCATTATATGCTTTCAATTTTCTGAAGGAAAGAACATACTTCAAATTGTGGTTAATTAATAAGGAGTTGTTATGACAGCTATAAATAATCAAAGAGCATGGGAAGCTGGCAGAACCGCAAGCATTATCGGCAACGCTAGAAAAACATTTTTTAAAAATTTTGACAGAGGTGTCGAAGTTGCTGATTTTCTTTGCAATCCTGATGACTGGGAAACTGGTTCATTTTTGCATAGTCTTTCTTCTGCGCTGCAACAGTATGGCAAACTTACCGACAAACAATACGAGGCCGTTTGCAAAATACTTGATACTAGAGAAGAAAAAAGATTAGCTTGGGAAAAAGAAGCTCAAGAAAAAGCTGCTCGTTCCAAACATATAGGTAAAATTGGTGACAAAATTGAATTACCTGTCACTTGCACTAATTATTACAACAACTATAAAACTTATGGCGAGCATTTTCATATATACACTTTTGAAACTGAAAATAGTCAAATTCTAACTTGCACAGGTAACATTGATGTTCCTGACGAAGATAACAACCCTTTAAAATCTACAAAATATATTCTTAAAGGCACTATTAGGCAACATAATGAATATAAAAATATTAAACAAACTCGTGTTATTAGAGTTAAACTTTCAATCAAGGAGGATTAATTATGAGAGTTAATTTTGAAATAGAAGTTGAATCAGATAACGATTACAAACCTGTCGTAATGTTATATTGCGACATGGAGTTTGATGCAGTTAGAGACCCTCACGCAACAGGTGATAGTCCGACTGCTTATGAAAATTTTGAGTTCAATCAAATTATCATTGATGGTCAGGATATTACCGATACTCCGCAAGCACTTCAATGGCATTCTTATTTAATAGACGAAATGTTTCGTCAACAACTTTATTATCAATAAGGGGGAAATCATGGGAAACCGAGCTGTTTTAGTTTTAGAAAATACATATATACCGGCAAAAGAATCAATCTATCAACCAGCAATTTATTTGCATTGGAATGGTGGCCGTGATTCTGTTGAGGGTTTTTTAGCAGTTGCTCGTATGGCACGCATTCGTAGTGGTGATTATGGCATGGCTAGAATGTGTCAAATCATTGGTAACTTTTTTCAAGGCACATTATCTGTCGGTTGTGGTATGTATAAATATTTAGATACTAATAACTTTGACAATGGTGTTTATTTGATTAACAAAGATTATCGTATCGTTGGTCGTGAACATTATAGTGGTGCAGAGCAAAACGAATATACGCTCAATGAAATGGTTCATGCTGTGTTATTACGAAACACATGGGTGATTGATGAGATTCGTGATGCTTGTGCTAATTTAAAAAATTATGACTTGCCTGAAGATTATGTCAATTATCTTAACTGGCTTCACGCTACTGACCTTGATGAGCTTGAGCATTATTCTGAAGAATATGCAGATTTTGATTATCCTGAATGGATTGATAAATGCGAGTTTACTCCAAGACCTCGCAAAGGAGTGACTTATGTCTAAAGTCATTATAGATTTTCCACATTTTTATACAGAAAAAGAAATGGACGCATTTGCCGAGATGTTTGAAAACGAAAGTTATCCACCGCATCCTGACAGACCTTTGCCTTTTGAATGTGCGATATGGGATACAGAACCTGTCGAAGTAAAAAATAGATTTGGTTATGGTTCATGTATATTACCACCAGATGCTGTTGCAGTTTATGATTGCATACAAGGTGCTGAAATGTGTGGGAATTGGGAAATGATGAATCAAGGTCTTGATTGGTTTCGTAAACATTTTCCTGATGAATATATGATTTTGCTGGATTAAATTTTTGAGTTATCATTCAAATAGAGGAAAATTGTGAACATATTTTATTTACACCATAACCCTGTCAACTGTGCTGTTATGCATAATGATAAACATTGTGTCAAAATGATTTTAGAAACTGCACAATTATTATCGACTGCTCATAGAGTTTTAGATGGTGATGAAACTAAAACATTACCTGACTATCGTGAGGGTTATTTATATAAAGCCACTCATATTAATCACCCATCAGCAGTTTGGGCACGCAGTAACAGCCTGCATTATCGTTGGCTTTGGGAGTTATTTCATGCACTACTTGACGAATATGAGTATCGTTATGAAAAAACACATAAATGTCGTGACTTATTATGGCATTTAGCGTTCACTCCTAACAACATAGAAACATCAGAGTTTACCGAACCACCATGTGCTATGCCTGATGATTGCAAAATTAGTTCTAGTGCTATTGCAAACTATCGCAAGTATTACATCACACATAAAAATCATATGGCTAGTTGGAAAAAACGAGATGTACCACTATGGTATCAAAATGCTTTACTTTTATTCGGTGCTGAGGCATCATTTCATTAAGGAGGATTGACTATGTCTATCAAAAAACCTATTGACCCTAGAGTCAAAGAAGTATTACAAGAACTAAAGTTTGATTACAAAGAATGTTTGTGGGATTGCCATGGAACATGGGTAATGTACCACAGATACATTGAAATCGCAGGTGCAACAAAAGGTGTTGAATTTGATTTATATGAAGTTGAATCTAACTCTAAAGACGGATTTGTTGCTATTAAATGTGTTGCTAGATTAGGTGATAAATCTATCGTTACCTATGGTGAGGCCTGTCCTCGTAATTGTAAAAATGCATATTTATATGCTATGGCAGAAAAACGAGCTGTTGATAGAGCCACATTAAAGTTGTTAGGACTTCATGGTTTCGTTTATTCTGACCAAGAAATTGACGAAGATGATTCTATGGAAGTTAAAAAAGAAATGACTAAAATCATGAATGAGAAAGGCATTGATGATTTAAAACTCTATTTCAACACATTAGGTGCAAAGGCTAAACACAATGTTCGAGAATACTACGACAGACTCACAGCATCTTAAAGACCCAAGAAGAAACTCTATCATCACCGCAAGTGAATGTTATGATGCGATACATGATAGAAAAAAACTTTGGCGAGTTAAAACCAACCGAGAAGAAAAGTTTCTTGGTAATGAAATGACCCAATGGGGATTAGACCATGAGCATATTGCTTTGTCAGACTTTGAAAAAAGAATGGCTGATGTTTGTAACTCTGGTAATAAGCTCATTGTCCACCCTGAATATCCGTTTGGTGCTAGTCCTGACGCATTTCTTAATGGTGTTCCGGTTGAGATTAAATGTCCTTATAAATTGGAAATTTATGAAACCATTCCGGAACGCTATTATTACCAAATGCAACTTCAAATGTTTTGCTGTCAAGCTATCGCCTGCCATTTCGTAGTTTGGACTCCGTACGAGATGCATACAGAATTAGTGCAATATGATAAAGAATTTATCGACTGGTATATGCCTTACGGCCTAGAATTCCTAAAGTATATGCAAGACGATGAAGAACCGCCAAGATGGAATAAAAAACCAATTTGGCAAATTTAAACATTAGCGAATTAGCGAAAGGAAAGTGTATGAAAGCAGCATTTAATGCAAGTCTTAATTTAAACGATATCGATAAATCTAAATTAGTCAAAGGTAAAAAAGGCACATACCTGAATATTACCTGTTGGCTCGATACAGATAATCCATCTAAATACGGTGACCATGGAATGGTGACACAATCAGTTTCTCAAGAAGAAAGAAAAGCTGGGCAAAAGGGTCCGATTCTAGGTAACGCAAAAGTATTTATGATTGACGATAAATACATGAAAGGCAATAGCCAATCTAATAAAGTTACAGAAATTGATGATATGGAGGACGACGTGCCATGGATTTAACTTCTCAAGAAAAAAGAACTTTAGAGTATTTGCAACGCAACGGACAAATAAATCCTTTGCAGGCTTGGTCTACTTTGAGCATTTACAGGTTAAGTGATGTTATATTTCGTTTGAAAAAAAAGGGATATACCATTCATACGAAACAGGTAAAAGTTTTAAATAGATTCAAAGAAAAATGCAGATACGCACAATATGAGTTAGAAAGGGCATCTTAGGATGCCCATTTCTTTACTTGTTACAAACGTACATTGTAACTTCGAAACCGAAACGCATTTCTGTAGCAGCTGGTTTAGTCCACATGGTTAAGTCCTTAAAAAAGTTAATCAAGATTAAATTATACTTTGTTTATTAATGAACTCATATGGAACAATGTATGAGTAGGAGGTAATGATTTGTATGAGATGTATTATTGCAATTGGTAGCTATACTGTGGTAATCTTATCAATGTGTTTTTATGGTTATGTTTATATGAATACCGATAAACACAATTATGAGTGTAAAAAAGATAAACTGTTTAAATCAGCAACACCAAGCAGTTATGTCTTTATTAAAACCAAAGAAGAATGTTTTGATGTTAGAGATGAACCTTTAATTCAGGAGTCTAAAAAATGAGTGAAGAAGTAAAACAACCAAGGTGGTATGTTAGATTTGGTTTAGAATGTTACGATGTCATTAAATTTATGATTCATAAATTATTGCCTCTTGAGGCAGTATTTATGGCAAACCATATGAAATATGCAGCTAGATTTCTTGAAAAATTTGATGACCCCAAACTACAAGAGCAAGATTTAGATAAAGCCAATGAAACATGGCAGTCTTTTTATAAAGAA